AGAACGATTAGCTGAGGTAGGATTAGATTATAAGCCTAGTTTTGGAGAATGGAATTTAAGCGATATGAACGAAAGCCCTTGGGGATAAGATGACACCAGAAGAAATACAATACGCTATTACACAGTTGCACTTTGATAACAATAGTTCATATACAACTAGAGGTCGTATTAGAGCAATTATGAATGGTGGACCTGATGGTATTATGGCGTTACTAGGTGACCAACTTAAAGGTTTCCAAGATTGGCAAATTCCTGTTCCTAACTTAATGATGTCAGGACTTGAACACTTAGCACAAAAGATTGGTCGTATTCCAAACCTCAAAGTAGATGTACCTAATGGTAAAGATTCTGATAGAGCAAGAATGAAAGCAGAAAAGATTTCTCGTATTGTTAATGCTTATGATGAGGTACAAAAATTAGATTTACAAATGCCACAAGTAGGTAGATGGCTACCTGGTTATGGTTTTGCTGTATGGGTTATTAGAGAAAAGAAAGATGCTAATGGAACACCATATCCTATAGCTGAACTTCGTGACCCATATAACTGTTTTCCTGGTTACTTTGGTGCAGACCAACAACCAAAAGAAATGGCAATTATTCGTAGAGTTCCAAAAGAAGCATTAGCTAGAACTTATCCTGAAGCAAAAGATAAGATTATGAAAAGAGAAAAAGATGCTTACCAAACAAACATTCTTGGAGTAGGTAACGCATATGCTTCTGCTTATACAGACCAATACAATGGTTCTTGGGCTAACTCCAATGGAGATGGAGATTTAATTGCAGAGTATTACAACTTAGAAGGAACTTATATTTTCCATATGACTTCAGGAACTATTCTTGATTTCATACCTAACCCACTTGATAGTGGTCCAGCATTTGTCATTGGCAAGAAATTTGCATTTGATAGATTGCAAGGACAGTATGACCAAATCATAGGTCTTATGGCTTCAATGGCAAAGATTAATGTGATGTCAATAATAGCTATGGAAGATGCAGTATTTACAGAAACAAACATTTCTGGTGAGATAGAGAGTGGACAATATCGTAAAGGTAGATTTGCTGTAAACTATCTAGCACCAGGAACACAAGTGAGCAAACCTGCATCAAATGTTCCTTATCAGATTTTTCAACAGATAGATAGAATAGAACGACAACTTCGTGTTGGTGGTTCTTATCCTGTATCTGATGACTCACAATCACCACTTAGTTTTGCAACTGGTAGAGGATTAGAAGAACTAGGTGCATCTATGTCATTAATGATTAGAGAATATCATACAGTAATGTCTGATGCTATAGAGATGATAGATGCTAAAAGATTAGAGTGGGACCAAAAAATGTATGGTGGTAAAACTAAATCATTATCAGGATATATGAATAATACTTTCTATTCTGAAACATATGACCCAGAGAAAGACATAGCAGATAGTTTCAAAACACGCAGAGTGTATGGTGCTATGGCTGGATATGATGAACCACAAAAGATTGTTACAGGTTTACAGTTACTACAAGCTGGTATTATTGACAGACAAACTCTACAAGAAAACTTAGATGGATTAGATAATCTTGTTAGAGTAAACGATAGAATTACAAAAGAAAAAGCAGATAGTGTACTATTTGACACATTGTTGGCACAAGCCCAACAGGGTAATCCAAAGGCAACTATGGCTGTTGTGCAGATAAGAAAGAATCCAGATAATATGCAAAACATATTGGATAAGTTCTTTACAGCAGAAGAACCAGAGATGTCAGAAGCTGAAGAAGCATTACTTGGTGGACAGACCTTACCACCACAAGGTCCACCACCAGGTATTGCACAGCTCTTAGCAGGAATGGGTGGCTAATGTCTATCAACAAACAATTTGAAGAAATAGTTAATTTTTGTCTTGATGATGTAGATGAAAAAGGTGATGATATTATTTTTGAAGAAACAGCAGGTGAAAGAGGAACTAGAATATTTCGTGACCAAATGCCACCAATGGTATTTCCATTTGGTTATATGATAATCAGTTCAACTTTTATGTATTATGATGATGAGGATGAAGATGGCTACGAGGAGTTCTAGTAACAGAGGTCTTGCTAAAGGTATGACTTATGGAAAAGGTAAAGAACTATTAGAACAAATAGAAGCTACTGGTGGATTACCTTCAGTAGATAAAAGAAAAAATAATGTTCCTCCTGCTGGTATAAATACACAAGATAATTTAAGAAATGCAGAATTAGCAACAAAAAAAGCAGAAGCAGCTATTCCTGTAGAAACACCACAACCAGGTGTAGTTATTCCTAATGGAGTAAATTTAGACATACTAAGAGATATGGATACAACAGAATCTCCAACATTTGGAGCAACTCCTGTATCGTTAACACCACAAGAAATAGGTGATATGGATTATGAGGTCCTAGCAGATTTAGCAGACAATACAGAGGTATCAGCTCTTAGAGAAATATTCGGACTGTAGTATGTCTGATGGTATCGTAACACCATATACATTTGGTGAAGATTACATACGCAATAAAGAAAAACAGCGTATGGCAAATATTCTTTATAATCAAAAAAAAGCTGCTGTACAACCAGAACAAGTAGAAAGAGCAAAAGAATTAGCAGCTAAATATCCAACAGCTATGAAAGGTTTAATATCTAATGCTGTTAATAAAAATTTAACTGATAAACAAGTAGAAGAATTACTTAAATTACAATATCAAGCAGTACCTAAATCAAAACCATATAACCCTAATCCTTTAGGAAATGATATAACTAATGCCTATATAAATAATCCTATGTATGGAAATATTTACAATGTTCCTGGTAGACAATACAAATTACCTTCTCAAACAAAACCCTATCAATCTGGTACATATAGAGAAGAACCAGTTACTGGAACTTTAAAAGGAATAGCAAGAGCTGCAATATTAGGCTTTGAAGCATTATGGAATGTAACTATGGGTAGAGCTGGTAGAGCATTTGTTAAAACAGCAGAATCATTTGAAAAACCATTTCAAGCACAAGTACAAGCTATGTCTAGTAAGGAACAAAAATTAATTGAACAGTATGAAGCTGGTGACCCAAATGTAACATTGTGGGATATTGCTTCGTTAAGAGAACAACAACAAAAAACAGAAAATAAAGGCAGATTATTAGGTGCAGGTTTAGCTTTAACAGGACTACTTGGTGGTAGAGCTTTGCCAAATAGTAAACAAACACAAAAAACATTTAGAAATAATTGGAATGAAGCTGGTGCATCAATTTTAGGAGAAGCAAAAGCAGCAGTTGATGATGGTCAAAGTATAGGAGATGTATGGAAAAGTATGGGTGAAGGTATTATACCACAAGGTCCTATAGTTGCAAAAGCATTAGCAGAACAAGAATCACAAAAATACAGAGGAAGAAATATAACAATAGGAAGATACATAGAAGATGTTGTTGGAGTAGACCCTAATAGTGTATTATATGGAGGTGTATCAGGTGTAATAGATTTTTATAATGCTTTAGCATTAGACCCTGCGTTACTTATAGGCAAATCGGTTAAAGCAGTTAAATATGGAAAATCTATTATGGCAGATATAGAAAGAGCATTTACTAAAGGTGATTTTGAAAAGATACCTGGAATAATACAATCTTTTGTAGATAGTCCTAAATCACAAAAACATTTAGAAGCACTAGCTAATAGTAACGATTTTCAAGCAATATTTAAAGCTACTAAAGATGCTGATATGGCTTTAAAACTTACAAAAGCTAACAATGTAGATGCAGTTAAAAATGTTGTAACAGATTTTGTCATTAAAAATCAGAGCATAGGTTTACCTAAAATTACAAGAACAGTAAATAGTATTGGTTACAATAAAAATTTAGTTAAAGCACTTAAAGGAAAACAAAAAGCCTATCCAAAATTTGGAGAATGGACACCTTCACGAGATTCGTTATTTAAAGATGTAAATGGTGGTGTAGACAATTATTTGCGTTGGTTAACAGAAATGAAAGTTCCATCACCTATTGCTAATAAATTAGCTGAAAGATTTGCTGAAGCATCTGTAATACAAAACACTTCTTTACAAAGAAAAATATTATATAACGACACAAAACTACAAGTAATTGAAGTAATGAAAAAAGAAGGATTTAGTAAATCTGCTATAGATACTTTTAAGAAAACTATAGATGAACAAGCAGGAGTATTGCCAAACGGAGAAATACTTAATAAATCTTATTGGGCTCAATTAGAACAAAGAATAGGTGGACAATTTTCTAGTCCTATGGAAGCTACATTTCAAGGACAAAGAACAACAGCTTTAGCTGATGGAACTCGCGTACCATTACCAACTCCATTTGATTTAGGACAACATATGGACGAAGTATGGTCATTAGGTAATCCACAAGACATAAGAAGAATGTTAAGCAAAATTAATAAGTGGGCTACATTGCCAATTAAAGAAACCAAAATGTATAACTTAGTAGATGAAGCAATTAGAGCTTTGCCTGAAGGAGTGCAAACTCCTATTGATAATATATTAGGACCAACTGTTAGAGGATTAGATTTCTTTAAAGAATTTGTGCCAGGCGTTATGTTTGATGCTATAGATGATATTTTATGGCCATATCAAAAAATATGGACAGGAGCACAGTTGGTAACTAGAGTTGCTTGGCCACTTAGAATATTTGCAGAATCACAATTCAGAATGGGATTAGAAGGGTTAGACAACTGGATAGATAGTCCTACAGCTATGTGGGCTTGGGGTAATTTTTCTTACGATTTAGCAGGAACACCATTTCAAAAAGGTCTTGGTCCTATGAGTGCATCATATGGAGCAGGAGCTGAAAAAATAGTTGCAAGGAGAGCAACAGCAGTATTTGATAAAGGTAAACAAGTTGACTTTGTTAAAACAGCTTGGAATCCTACATTAAAAAATAAAATGACACAAAAACAATATATAGATTCGTGGCAAATAAATTTGAAGTGGCCTTTAGATAGTGACTTAGCAAAATCAGTTGCCGATGAAATATTAGAAGGAACAGATTTAACAAGAACAAAAGAAAGTTTTTGGAGTGGTGATTTAAAGAGTATTAGAAATGATTTAAACAATCTTAAATATGATGAAGCAGGTAGAAAAATAAATCCATATTCAAACTTTAATGATGCAAATAAATATGTTGATGATTACAGAAGATGGATAATGGATTTAACTAAAGGTGATGAGGATTTACTTTTAATGATTAGAGATAGAAGAATACTTACACCTGATGGTGATATTATTCCTTTAAATAACATAAATAGATTTAGTGGAACTAATCAGAAAAAAATAAAAGAATTTTTAAATACAAAATATTCTGTTGGTCCTGAAGTATTACCAACACCTGACTGGGTTATTAATCCAGCTAAAAAAGATTATTTAGCTAAAGGTTCTCAATATCTATGGTATTGGTTGGGAGAAGCACCAGATGCAGCATTAAACAGAATACCAACTTATGCACAATATAAATGGATGAATGTTGGTCAGTTAATGCCTTTTGCTGATGAAAAAGCATTAATACATTTTAGAAAATTAGCTAATGAGGGTAAGTTGCCTAAAGGTGTAAAAGAAACATTTGAAGCAGCAGAGAAAGCAGCTATAGAAAAATATGGTTCTGTTGCTGAAGCAGTTAAAGCTAATCCATTAGCTAAGTTAAGTATTGAAGAAATTGATGAAGCATCAAAAGCATTTGCATTAGAAGCACACAATAGATTGTTATATAACCTAACTGAAAAAGGATTTTATGCAGAGTCAATGAGATTAATATTTCCATTCTTAGAGCCTTGGAAAGAAGTTGCATTAAACTATCCAAGATTATTTGCAAAAAATCCAGCAGGTTTAAGAAAAATACAAATGTCTACAACTACTGGAGTACAGAATGGTATGTTGTGGAAAGACCCAACAACTGATGAATTGTTTTATGTAGCACCAGCAACAGATTCTATGGAAGAATTATTTGGTATAGAATTACCAGAAGATATTGATTTAAGACAAACAGCACCATTAGCTGGAGTTAACCTATTTACTTCAAGTTTACTTCCTGGATTTGGACCTGTTATACAGTTGTCTGTGAAAGTAGCAGATAGTTATTTTCCAGAATCAAATGAATGGCAAGATATTGAAGATGTGTTATTTCCTTATGGTTTAGGTGGTTCAAGTATAGAACAACAAATAGGTGGTCAACTTCCTACTTATTTAAGAAATGCAATAAATGCAATGACAAAAGGTTTGTTAGATAAAAACCAATGGTATGATAATTTAGCTGATGCTTCTAAAATACTTACTGTTTCTTGGTATAAAGGTGAAGTAGATTATGACCCTAGAACTAAAGAAGGAAGAATACAATTTGAAAAAGATACAGTAGCTTTAGCTAAAAGATTAACCTTATTTAATTCTTTAGCTAAATTCTATCAACCATCTGCACCTAGAGAACAAGTTGCTTATAAGTTAGAATCTCCTGAATTTTTTGATGGTGCTTTAGTAGAAGATATATTTAAAACATATCTTCCAGAAGATTTATCATTTGGAAAATATGATGATGATTATTTCACAAGTGTTGTTATTACAGCATTATTTGCCCAAGCATTAGATGCTGTTGAACCAGGTGAAGAATATCTAGCTTATCAGTTAATAGCTAGTTTAATTGGTGGTAGCCCTGATAGCTATGATGCTATATATACAGCAGCATATTTAGTACAAGGTAAAACAACAACCAAAGGAAGAAAGCTACCTTCTACAAAGGGTGAAGTTAGATGGGAAAGAGAATGGCCAGAACACGCAGATAAATATAAAAACATTTTTCCATATTTTGCACCTGTTGTAGAAGAATACGATATGTTGGATATTAACACTTTTTATAACCAAATAGAAGATGGAGAAAGAAAAAACTATACAATACAACAACTTCAAGAAAGAGCACAAGAAACAGCTTTTAAAATGATATTTAATTATAAAACTGCACCATTTAAAGATAGGAATGATGCAGATGCTATTGCAGCAAGAGCAGAAATACAAGCAGAATTATTACAAGTATTTCCTTATGGTTTAGGAAAAAGAAATATGGCTACATATGAAGGCGATATATCACAGTATGAAATATTTTTAGAATTAAAAGAAGCAGCTAATGACCCTTGGTTAATAGAAAACTCTGAAACTGGTAAAGGTTTAAACTTATTCTTTTATGGAGATGAAAATAATAAAGGATTAATAGATTCACTAGAAGATATTAAGAATGATGAACGATTAATTAAAACAACACAAGAAGGTAAAAAAATATACAAAGAAGAAGTTGACTTATTAAGTTACTTAGCTACAAATAAAAAAACACAAGTAGGTAGAGATAGACTGCTAAACTGGGGTCAACAAATTGCTACACAATATCCAGAATTTGGTGCTTTATTTAAAGAAAAACTTTTAGGTTATGTAGAATTAAAAATAGTAGAGGATACAGAATAAATGACAATAACTATATATAAAAAAAATACTGAAGGTGAATACGATAAAATAAAAGTAACACAAGAAGAATTTGATAATTTCTACAAAAAACGAGGCTGGACAGATGTAATGCCAGAAGATTATTTAGGCAAAGTTGGTGAAGCTGGAAAAGCAGCACAAAAAACTATATCAGAAGAAGAATTAGATGCTATAGCTCCTATTGGATATACAGCAACAGTTCCATATAAAGGTGGTTTTTTACCTATAAGTGAATATCTAAATAAATTTTTTCCTGAAACAGCAGACAATTTTTATTATCCTGGAGCAGAAGATACAATACTAGATGGTCTTAAAGTAAATCAAATTAAAACATTACAAGATAGATTAGTTAAAACACCTTGGTTAAATACAGAAGATTATTCTGTTGAATATGGTAGGCCTGGTAATAAAACAAGAACAGCATTATATAATGCTTTAAGAGAATCAAACTTTTTAGGTGGCATTGGTTACGATGCTGCTATAGACATACAGTTACAAAATCCATTTACTCCTGTATATGAACCAAAAATATATAAGCCATCACCAAAGGTAACTAGATTACAAAAAGTAGATGCAATATTTAATTCATTGGGTTTAACTGCTTCTAATAAAGAAAGAAATTTTTATGAAAAAATACTTGAATCTTTAGAAGAAAAAGAATTTCGTGTAGATGAAACTGTAGCTCGTATGGCTGTAGAAGGACCTAAAATTACAGTCACAGAAAAAAGAACACCAAGTGTAGAACCAGGTACAGAAAAACCTATACAAAAAGTTACAAAACAAGTTTCAGTAGAACCAATGCCAGAAGCAGTAGATGCAGTATCTTCACTACAAGAACAAATCAAAACAGATTTTGCAGGTGTTATTCAAAGACAGGAAAATGTAGGAATATCAAGAATGAATGTTGGAAATATAGCACAATCTATTATGCGACTTAAAGCATTAGGTGGATAATGCCATTTCCTGTTAGCGTTAAAGATTTAGTAGAATACTTACAAGGTTTTGGTGTTGAAGATGCTTTAATACCTTTGCTTATAATGACAGCATCTTTTGAGTCAGGATTATCTGGCGATACTATAGGTGAAAATAAAAATGGCACAAAAGATTATGGTGTTTATCAAGTTAATGTAGCTAGTTTTTATGATGATAAAGGTATAGCTGACCCAACTATACAAACCTTTTTTAAAAAAATAGGAAAAAAATATACAAGAAAAGAATTTACAAATCTAATAAATAATAACGAAAAGTTTGCATCACAATTTGTTGCACATTATATAGATAGATTAACAAAATATCCAGAAGCATTTGATACTGGTGGTGACCCATTAACTAAATGGAATGCTTATAAAGATTATGTAGTACCTTTTGTTAATGGAGATAGAATAGAAGATAGAGATAACGAAAGCGTTATAAATGCAGTAGGTGCATATGTTGATTCTTATATGCAGATTAAAGCAAAAGAGATGAAAGAATTATTTAAATTTAAAGATAGTGAAATAAAAGGTATAACTAATAACAATGGCTGAAAAAGATTGGATAGCAACAGTTAAAGATTTTTTATTAGAACAATTATCTGGAATTAATAATAATGTACTTTATGTTGAAGATGTTGGTGGAGTTAAATATGAATTTGTTTTAGAATTTCCTGATGACATACCAACAAAAACAGGTATATCTGGTTCAGAAATAGTTGATATAAATAAAACTTTAGATAACACAATAGTTAATGTGCAAAGGGTCTTTCCAGATGGTGAAGTTATTATAGATTATTCATTCAACGCTAAAGGCAAAGGTGGAGATGTACAAGCATTAGAAAACTTTAATAAAATATTAAAAGAAGGTAAAGGTATGAAAGGTGTTTTATTAGAGTACTATGATACATTTCCAGTAGAAACTACCTTGCCAACTACATTAGAAAATGATATTACAATACCAAATACTCCAGAAGGTATAGACACACCTACAAATGTAGCTGGTGCAGAAGTGATAGATGAAATAGAAGGTATACAAAGAGAAACTATAGAAAAATTAAGAAATGCTAATGATGCGTTTGTTGCAGAACAAGTAGATGATATTATGGCAAGAAAAATAAATGAGGTATTACCTTTTGTAGATACATCACTATCAAGAGCAGAAGCTATAGGTATATCAACTACAGGTCCACAAATAACAACAAGTGCAGACCCAGTATTAAATACATTTATTGATGAAATAGAAAAGATTACAGGACAAAATTTAGATATAAAAGATAAAAGAAAATTAAGACAGTTTCTATATGATGTAGCTAAAGGGAATGATAATCTTATTAATGATAAAAAATCATTTATACCTGATTTAAAAGATGGTGTTGATAATTCTAAATTAAAAGACCCAGGTTATAAAATTTGGAAAAACTGGCAACACTCTGGTGCATTTCGTGAAAAAAATATAACAGGTATGACACTTAATGAAATTACTGCATTTGGACCACCAGATTATGTTTATTTAGTAGAGGGTTTAGAAAAGTCTGGAGAAAACATAAACTTTACTGCTATATCAGATGCAGGTGTAAATATACCAGACACACCTACAAATGTAGTAGATGATAAACTTTCTACATTTGATACTACTTTAAATTCAGCAGATGGAAATGTAGAATTTTATATTAAGCATCAAGGTACACAAGTATCAGCTAATGACATTAGATATAATCCTAATTTAGGAAGTGATACTGAAAAATTTATTCCTGGTTTTTATGGAGAACCAGTTGGTGATGTATCTGCTAAAACTATGGGTATTAAAATTCAAGACAATCCTGTTAGTAATTATTATAAAGTACAAGTAAATACTAATAATCTTTTAATTACACAACCTGATGGCTTTTTAGGAAATCAAATTGATAAAGTAGATTGGAATATATTTGCTAAAGAAACTGGTATATCATTATCAGATATAAAAAATCCAAAAACACAAAATGTAAATAGTTTAATTAATGAATTAAAACAATTAGGTTTAGATGATGGAACCATAGCAGAAGGATTTAGAAAATCAGGTATAGAAGGATTTGTAGAATTAAAAGGTGATTGGAGAGAAGTTGTTTTAATAGACCCTAATGATGATTTAGGTATAGGAAGTAAATTAAATATTGAAGATGCAACAGAAGTAGAGTTTTTAAATAATCAAAGCAAAGTAAATAAAATAGATGAGTTAGTTATTGCACCTACAACAGTTGTAGATGATGTAGTACAACCTTCTGTTATAGATGATGCAATAGAATTAGTAGATAATCTAAATATAGACAATGTAGTTAAAAAAGAAATCACAGAAAAATTAGCAAAAGTTGGTGGACAAGCAGCAGGACAAATACCTATACCTGGTGTAGGTCAAGCTATAGACTTTTGGGAAACAACAGTATTAGTTGTTGGTGCAGCTTTATTGGCTGCTGGTGAAGTAGATGAGTTACCTAAAGTAGTACAAAACTTTGGAATAGATTTATATAATGGGTTTTTGTCATCATTAAATATTCCATTTACTCCTGTAGAGAAAGTAGAATATACTCCTAATACAGATAGAATAATTAAAGGTTTAGATATAATTGACAAACTACAACCTACATCCTATGCAATAAATCCTGTAATAGAGGAGTTTCAAGAAATAGAAGCAACAACTCCAACTATGGAATTACCAGGATTTGGTACTGTTCCTGCTTCTAAATATTATCAACCACCTGTAGAATCTACACCAGAAAGAGATAATATAAATTCTATTATGACAAACTTAATGACAAATATATCTAATGCACAAGCAGCATATCCTATAACGGCTAGTGAATTAAGTAATTTTCAAAGAAATCCAATACAAGTAGTTCCTAGTAATAGTGCTGATAAACCAGAAAAAGTAGAGTATGATAGTAAAGAGAAACAAAATTTACACGATATTTATGCAAATATGTTTACAAGTTTATCAGAAAGTATGATGAGATAATATGGCACAAGTAGTAGTTTATGGACCTAATGGAGCTAGAACAACAGCTAATACAACTTTTACAGAAGCAGATAAAGCTGCTGGTTTTACTAAATCAGAATATGATAGACTGATTGCTGGTGAAATACCAGGTAGAGAAGGTTATAAAGGAGCTAGTCAACAAGAGCCCTTAACACCAGATTATCCAGGAGATTATGGTGGTGAAGATGCTTCTACTCCTATGGACCAGAGAGAAAGTGTAGTCGGTATAGGTAATACTGATTATGACAAAAAAGATTATTCAAATGTAGGACCAGATGGTGAAGTAGTTATTAAAAATGAAGATGGTACTGTATACAATCCAATAACTAAAAGAGATATGCCAATACCTACAGGAGCAGAGTATTGGAATGTAGATGGTAATTATTATATTGTTTATTTTATTCCAGGAACAGGTACGCCAATATACTATGACACAAGTTTAGATGATTTAAAAAATATATTTGGGCCAGTAGAATTTCCTGGTGTTGAAGCTACTATAAAAACACCTACTTCACAACAATGGAACAAGGCAATTAGATTTGGTGATTCTTTAGAACTTGCTAAACCAAATATTTATAATCCAGAACAAAGTCCTTGGGTTTCTTTTGTTGATACTTTAGCTAAAGAAGCAAAAATAAGACCTTGGTTAAATGATGAAGAAATGGTGTTGTTATTAGCAGAAGCAACAATAGAAGGAAGAACTGTAACAGATACAGAATGGCAATCTACTAATTGGTGGAGAACACACACACAAGCAGAAAGAGATTGGCTATTATTAGCACAGACAGGTACTACAGATTTTACTTCAGCTCTAACTGCTGATGCAGAAAGTAAAATAGAAGAAGATAAATTAGCTGTAAAGAATTTAATGGAACAATCTGGTATAGCAAATCCATCTGATGAACTTGTATCTTGGGTAGGACAAAAACTAACAACTGGTTTGTGGACAGATAGTTATACAGCAGAACAAATTAAAGTATTATCAGACCCTACATTAGAAACCAATATGGATGTGGAGTTGGATAACTTTATAACTTCTGGTGCAATAGATTATGATACTACAAGAGCTGGAGAATCGCAGGTTAAAAGACTTGTTAAAGAATATTTAGGACCAGTATTTGGTGGTAACATTGCAGATACACAATTACAAAAATGGGCAGGTCAAATAAGAAATGACCCTGATGCAGAAATAAATATAAAAGAAACATTATTAAAGATGAAAAAAGGTTTATTTCCTGGATATGATGATGAACTTACATATGAAGAAATAGCTAGTCCTTGGAGAGGTTTTACTACTAATGTATGGGGTGGAACTGTAGATGAAAATTCTACAATGTTTCAAAATGTAATTAAAGCTAATGATATAACTAAAGCAAATGAATTATTATATAGTGCAGGATTACAAAATGGTGGTTCAGATAAAATTAAAACTGAAGTTAAAAATAATATTGTAAGTGCATTCGGTGGTGGAAGTGTTAGGAGAATTGTATAATGGAAGAATTTTTAAAAGAAGTTAGAGCTTTACTTCCTTGGTTACCAGAATCATTAGTTATGGTATATGCAAACTCATATTCTAAAAATCAAAATACTGATATAGCATTAGCTGAAGTTAGACAATCTGAAGATTATGAACAATATTTTCCAAAGAACAAAAGAACTGATGGAACAGTTAGATTATCAGAATCTGATTATGCTGCTGTTAAAGAATCTTATGGATTAACTATTGCAGATTATGGAATGAATAAAGATTATTTTGAAAATACATTTGCAACTTTAATAGAAAAAGGAATATCACCTAATACTTTTAGACAGAGAGTAGCTACAGCAAGTGAAGGAATATTACAAAATATTCCTGCTGTAAAAGATTATTATTCAGCAAATTTTGGAATTGATTTAAATGACCAAGCAATATTGGCTTCTATTATTGACCCAGATATTGGGCAAGGTTTAATAGAAGGAAGAATAACTGCTGCACAAATAGGTGGAGAAGCAGGATTAAAAGGATTTAAATTATCTGCTGCTGAAGCACAAGCCTTAGAAAGAGCAGGATTGACACAAGCACAAGCAAGACAATTATTTGCTGCTGCTGAAGAAGAAGTACCTAGAATAGCATCTTTAACTAGAAGATTTCAACCAGATGAAGTTGTTACTCCAGAAGAAGAATTAACTCCTGAAGGAATGTTACAAAGACCTGGTTACGATATTGAAGAATTTGTACAAGCACAAGTGTTTGGTTCTGCTGAAGAAAGAGAACGAATAAGAAAATTAGAAGCACAACAATTATCTGAATTTACACCTACTCCTAGTGCTGCAAGAGCAGGTCGTAGGGTACTAGGTTTAGTAGAAGAATAACCTTGACATACTAAATATAGTGGTATAATTAAATTGTCGCATAGTGGTAGTCTGCGAATATAAATTGACTCTGCACCTTCCAGCTTATAACTGGCGTGTAAGCTGCGTATTACAATTCGCCTAGTATCTGAATAGCCCAGAAGTGGCTGACAATTCTAGTTATTCTTAAATTATTTTTTGTCGCCTATCGCATCATTATCCCAAGGATGATGTAGTTAGTAGAAAATCTTGGAGTAGGAGAGATAATGGAAAACGAAGTAGAAAATACAGTAGAAGATATGCAAGAAGATAACAATGCTATTAAGTCAATGCGTGAACGCATTAAAGAACTTGAAGCAGTAGAGAAAGAATATAAATCTGTGAAGATGGAATCAGCCATTAAAGATGCAGGTTTTGACCCAGCTACTGGTGCAGGTAAAGCATTAAAAGACTTGTATAAAGGTGAGTTAGAAGTAGATGCAATAAAAGAATTTGCTTCACAGTATGGTTGGGGCGAAGTCCTACCACAAGCAACTCAACAAGAATTGCAAAGGCAAAGAGTTGTTTCTAGCCAAGCAAACTTAGATACTGTTATAGAAGCATCAGTACCAGTAGAACCTGTTGGCATTGATGACCAGATAGCACAAGCACAAGCTGATGGTGATTGGAAAACAAGTTCAGCTCTCAAAGCAGACAAATTAAAAGCCCTATTAGAAAAAAAGTAAAGGAGATTTAAAAAATGGGTGCAGTATCAGGAATGGGAGATTCTTATGACCTCCCTAATTATGTGGGTGAGTTATTTAACATCACTCCAAACGACACACCTTTTCTCTCTGCTATTGGTGGTTTAACTGGTGGAAAATCAGTTACATCAAAACAATTTACTTGGCAAACAGTTGATAACGCAGCAGCTGCACAAACAGCAGCAGTTGAAGGAGCTGACCCAAGTTTCGCAGAAAGAAGCAGAAGTGAAGTAATTAATGTTACTCAAATTATGCAATATGGTGTACAGGTATCTTATACCAAACAAGCAGCAACAGGAAACCTTAATGGACAATCCATTATTGGTAACCAACCAGTTCAAGATGAATTGGCATTCCAGTTGGATATGGCTCTAAAAAGAGCTGCAAGAGATATTGAATATTCTTTCTTGCAAGGTACATATGTAGCAGATACAGATGTATCAACAGCAAGAAAAACAAGAGGTATCTTGGCAGCTATTTCTACCAATGTCTTTGACAATCAGGTAGCAGGGTCTGACACAGTATTAGACCAAGCAGCAGTTGATGGTGCTTTGAAGTTAATGGCAGATTCAGGTGCTCCATTTGAGATGCCTGTAATTATGGCTAATAGCTTCCAAAAGCAAAAACTATCCTCAATCTATTCAAGTGCATTATCACTTGCACCAAGAGATAGAAATATGGGTGGTGTCAATATTTCAACTATTGAAACTGACTTTGGTGAAGTTGGAATTGTCTTTGACAGACATATGCCAGCAGGACAAGTAGCAATCGTGGACTTGGCTTTCTGTAAGCCAGTATTCTTGGATATTCCAGGAAAAGGACACTTCTTTGTTGAGCCACTCGCTCAAACAGGTGCTGCTTATAAATACCAAGTTTATGGTGAAATTGGACTTGAATATGGTCCAGAACTTTTCCACGCTAAAATCACAGGATTAACAACTTCCTAATTTTTAGTTGGATAGTATATTTATTAGAGGGAGATAAATACTTCTCCCTCTAGTAATATGGAGATATATGGCAGCAGTAAGCACACTCGTAGATAGAATTTATAGAGATTATTTAAACAAACCAGATGATTTACCAGCATTTTCTAGGTTAGATGGGTCTATAGATAACAGCACAACAAGCATTGTGTATGAAGCAGGACTATTCTCAACTGAAGAAGAAAACCTTTTAGGTGCAGGTGGATTAGTAGAGATAGACCAAGAACTAATGTTGGTTACTAATGCTAATAATTCAACAAGAACTTTAACTGTTGCAAGAGGATTTAAAGGTACAACTGCTGCAAGTCATTCAGATAATGCAACAATGACACTTAATCCAACCTTTCCAAGAAAAACTGTATTTGATGCAGTATCAGATAATATTGTTAGATTATATCCTAGTCTGTATAATGTAACAACAACATCTGTTACTTCTGCTTCAACTTATGTAGAAGTACCTGCAAGTACAGTAGAGATATTAACTTCTTATGTACAAAACTCTAGTGGCGAATTATATACTTCTGCTGGAACAGAACTACTTAGAGATTTTCCACCATCGTCAACTAATACTGCTGTTCAGTTTTATAACACTTCAACAGGTAAAACAGTTTATTTAGTTGTGAAAAGAAAGTTTGTTAGACCAACTGCTGAAACAGATGACCTAGCAACTGATTGTTTAATAGCTGATGAGTATGAACAAATAGTAATGGTAGGTGCTGTAGCTGATGTAGTAGGTGCAACAGATATAGATGCTACAACACAAGAGTTTATTACAGAGAGATTAGCTGCTGAAAACTACCCAGTTGGTTCAGGAGAAAGACTTAGAAATGCACTACTTAGACTTAGGTCATTATTGATAGATGAAGCTAGAGGAAACTTGCGTTCTTTATATCCAGCACCTGTATCAATTATGAACATAAACTATAGTGCGTAATGGCAACTTTACCTAGTCCAGATAACACATCTAACCCACAAGCATTTGGTTACGAAGCTAACTTAGATAACTTATTACTTCGTATGGCTGCTGGTCCTGGTAGGCAACTTCGTATAGATACAGCTCCATTACAGGCACAATCTATCAATACATCAGAAACTCCAGAAGATTTCCAACAAGAATTTGGACAGATTTATTCAAGAACTGATTTCTCTGGTGGTGAAGGTTTAGATAAAGCACATAAGAGAAATGGTACAGATAGAGATTATTCAAGATTTTGGGATAGTAAAGGTGTAAATGTTTTTGCTGGAGATAGCGACCAAAGTTACAGTGTACAATTATTACACGATACAGAAAGTAAAAGTGTAACACTTACAAATGATAATAACTATATGGCACAAACTACTAATGGCTATTTATATTTAGCTGATGGTACAACCTTATATGAATCAACTGATGCAGGTGAAACTTGGTCTGCTATGACTACTACTCCTGTAACAATAAGTTATGATATTACTGGACTTGCTGCATTTGGTAACTCGGTATATATCACAACATCTGATGGAACAAATGGACAATTCTTACATTATGACCCAGCATTAGGAACACCTTGGCATAGTCATAATACAGGTTTTACTAACAATAATTTTACAGGTGTATGGTTTGCTAAAGGTTCTTTATTTGTAGCAGGTATATCATCAACAGCAGAATACTTTTGGAATGGCGACCCATTTGCAGATAGCTTTTCTTCTTCATTTTCTACAGGTTCAGCGTTATTTAAAGTAGAACCAACACACGAGATAACATCTGTTATTGATGGTGGTGCAGTAGTTCTTGCAGGTTCAACAGATGGACATATTTATTCTTTAAAAATTGATGGTGGTACTTGGTCATTAAAAGGTCAGACTAAAATACCTTTTGAAGAAATACATTCTTTAGCTGCAACAGAAGGTTTAGTATTTATAGGAACAAAAGGTTTTCAAAGTTATACTGGTAGATTTTATACATCAGAACTTACAGTTGCAGATAACTTATATGTTTTAACTAATAGACAACTTATTAAACAATGGGATAATGGCGTAGACCAAAGCCCACATTCTATGTTTGTTACTAGAGATAGTGTGTATATGGGAATACACGAATCAGCAACAGAAACAAATCTGTGGCGATATTATCTACCAACAGGTGGTATAGCTAGAAATTTAGTTGTTAGTGGACATACTTCAAGTGCAACTGCAAAAGTACTTGGTATTACACAAACTGGTACATCAACTCCTTTATTTGTTTATGTTATATCAGGTGTAGGTGTTTATAAAGAGAAAACTACTTATGTAGATAATGGCTATTTAATTACTGCTTTAGCAGACTTTTATACATCAGAAAAGAAACAATGGGTTGGTGCAAAGTTAAGTACAGAAAGCATACAATCAGGTGCAGTTAAATTATTTACTTCAACATTTACAAAAGATTTAGATGATGTAGATGCTACTACTTGGGAAGAACAAGTACACCTTACTTCAGGTGTTGGTGGTGATGAACAAGTTATGGAGCTAGTTAATGGTAGATGGATTACTGCAAAGATAACTCTCTCTACTGTTGATAATTCACAGACACCTAAACTATTAGCATTTGCTATTAGAGGTTTCCAGTTAGTAGAAGATTTAATTGTTGAAATGCCTGTTAATGTATCAGACCAAATAGAAAGACCATATAGAAAAGCATTGAATGTTAAAGGTCAAGGAGAATTAATATACCAGGCACTTCGTAACAAAGAAGGAAAAAATGTTGAATTAGAGATATACAGACCAGATACATTATTAAGAGGTATAATAGAGAATGTATCAGCACCTGTAGAGGAAATTTCTCTAAGAGGTTCTGCAACATATTATTGTCTAGTAAGATTTAGAGGTAGTAAAGTAACAACAGAAACTACTGCTGGAGAAGGGTTAGGTTTAGCACTTTTAGGCGTAGGTGGACTAGGATAGAAAGTAGATGACAGCACAAGAAACAAAATTATTGAACGCATTTGAAACCACAATATCTGGTGCTATGAGTTCCACAGCTTTAACAATTACTGTAAATGCAGTATCTAATGCTGCTGGAGATACCTTAACAGCACCTTGTTATTTAGTTATTGAACCAGATTCAGCAACACAGAGAGAATATTTTTTAGTTAGTTCTATAGATACAGGAACTAAAACATTAACTATATCTGCTATTGGCAATAGATATTTAGCAGGTTCAGCAGCAACTTCAGGTTTAACACACGCAGCAGGTTCTACTATAAGAATGTCTGCTATGGCACAACATTTTGAAGATTTAAACGATAGAGTAGATGCTAACTTTAATGAAGCAGGAACACAGATAGTTGCAGGAAATGCAGTTAAAGATGAAGATAATATGGCATCTGATTCTGCTGTACATTTAGCAACTCAACAATCTATTAAAGCATATGTAGATAGCCAGGTAACAGCACAAGACTTAGACTTCGCAGGTGATACTGGAACTGGTGCAGTTGATTTAGATAGCCAGACATTTACTATTGCTGGTACAGCAAATGAAATTGAAACATCTGCTTCAGCACAAACAATAACCATAGGTTTACCAAGTACAATTACCACAACCTTATCAGGAACTTCTGTTTTATCTGATGGTGTTACTGCTACCACACAAGCAAGTAATGATAACTCTACTAAAGTAGCAACAACTGCTTATGTAGATGCACAAGTTACAGCAGAGGATTTAGATATAACAACTGATAGTGGTACTATCGCAATAGATTTAGATAGTGAGATTTTAACAGTTGCAGGTGGAACAGGAATAGACACATCTGCTGCAACCAATACTGTAACTATTGCAATAGACAGTACAGTAGCAACACTTACTGGTACACAAACATTAACTAATAAAACAATTAATGGACCAGATAATACTTTAACTAATATTGCTAACGCTTCACTAACTAATTCAAGCATTACAGTATCTGATAGTGAAACAGTACCAAATACTTCTGCTATAGATTTAGGTGGAACATTAACTTTTGCTGGAACTGCAAATGAAGTAACAGTTTTAGAAAGTGCAGGAACAGTAACAATAAGTTTACCTGCAACAATTAATGCAGATACAACAGGTAACGCTGCTACTGCTACTACAGCAGGTGCTTTATCTAGTGCAGTAACTGTATCCTTAACAGGAGATGTAACTGGTTCTGCAACATTCACAAGTGCAGGAGATACAGCAAGTATTACAACTACTATTGCTGCTGATAGCGTTGCATTAGGAACAGATACCACAGGTAATTATGTAGAAGATGTAACAGCAGGTGCAGGTTTAACTAAGACTTCTGTTGCAGGAGAAGGACAAACAGTTGATTTAGTATTAGATGCAAATGATTTATCTGTAGCAACAGCAGTATCAACTGACTATGTTGTTATTGAAGATGTAACAGATAACTCTACCAAGAAAGCATTAATCTCTGACATTATTTCACAAGGAGATATTACAGGAGTAACAATTACAACTTCTGCAACTTCTGGTTTGTCAGGTGGAGATAGTGCTACTTCAGGAGATTTCTCTGCTTCATTAGTTGTTGACCCATCACAATTAGCAGATGGTTCAGGTATAACAGTAGATACTTCTAACGACTTACTTATTTTAGAAGATGTTACAGATGGCACAGTTTACAAAGTTAAACCATCACAGATTGCTTCAGGTTCTGCTAACGCTTTAACAGATGGAGATTCAGATTTAACAATTACAGATGGTATCAATAATGGTTTAGATTACAACTTAGATAGTACAGATATGGCTACTTGGAATACAGGTGGTATTGCACTAACTGCTGATGGTGGTATCTTTAGACATAATCAGACACAAGCTGCAACATACACAGTTGCTGCAACAGAAGGTGCAGTATTAGCAGGACCTATTACAATAACAGGAACAGTTACAAATGCTGGTACAATGGTTATATTATGAGTGAAATACAAGTAAACACAATCAATGAATATACAAGTGCAAATGGTGTAACTATTGATGGTGTTTTAATTAAAGATGGCGAAGTAGATGGCGTAGATGTTTCTGCTATTACAAGTGGTAGCTTAGTTTTATTAGGAAGTGCTGATGCAAGTTCAAGTACAAATATAACATTTGATAATTTTGTAGATAACTCTACTTATGTTTCTTATAAATTATATATTGATGAAATTACTCCTTCTACTGATGCACAAGCTATATATTTTATCCATAGAAGTTCAGCACCTGCTGATATTACTGGAACATATTACAGGTCTGGTTATTATATCAGTATGTATAAACCAACTGGTGCTAATTCAAGTTTTTATACAAATGGGGCAGATACTAATTTTACAAGAACAGCAACTGGTGTTGGAACTACAGCAAATGAAAGTCTTTCTTGCATTATAGATATATTTCCAAATAATAATGACCAATTAATTAGACTTATAAATAATAATATATATAAAAATAGTGATGGGGATAATTATGTTGCTTTAGATGCAAGTACATTAGAAACAGCAACACAAATGGCAGGTATTAAAATTACAATGCAAAGTGGAAATATAGCAAGTGGAAAATTTAGGTTATTTGGTGTTAAAGGATAAATAATGGCACAGAGTATAGAAGAAATTAAAGCAGGATTACCACCAGTTGGAAATTCTATAGTTAATGGTGTAGAGGTAGAACTTTCTGAAGAAGAAAAAGAAGCTACATTAAATACTTGGGCAGAAAATGAATTAGCTAGACAATTAGATGAAGAAGCTAATGGATATAAAGTTGCTAGACAATCTTCTTATCCACCTCTTGCAGAACAATTTGATAAGCTATGGCACGATATAAATAATGGTACACTAGATAACACAGGTGTATTTTTTACAGCCTTAAAAGAAGTAAAAGACAACAACCCTAAGCCAGGAGAGTAAATGCCAGGACAAATAAAAATAGATGATGGTGCAGGTAACTATACCATATTAACTAGCCCTACTTCATTGGGTTCAGACAAGACATTTACATTAGCTAGTCCTGTATTACAAGTTGTTAGTGCTAGTGATGCAACTGTAGCATCATATACTATAGCAGCAGATGCTTCACAAAAATTAGGTAGTTTAGAAGTGTCAATTACACCTAGTTCTACATCAAGCAAAATACTTTTAATGGCAACAGTAAACACTAATGCACAAAGATACAATTCACTAAACTTTTTTAGAGATAGCACAGTATTAGGTATGAGTACAGCAGCAACTGGTAATCAAACAAACATTGGTGTTTATCTTAATGGTGGTGCTTTTACTGGTATTACTTTTCAAATGTTATCAACTGCTATGCAATATGTTGATAGTCCATCTAGTACATCATCTATTACTTACTCTGTTCAAGTTACTAGGAGATACTTATCAGATGATGTATTTTATAATAGACCAGAGGATAACACAGATGCAGCTTATATAGTTAGAGGTGTATCTCATATTGTTGCTATGGAAATAGGTGGGTAATGAAAGTTAATATATCTGAAGCTATAAAAGCATTAGAACCAACAGCAAGTTTTGGTGTTATTGATGAAAATATAGACCAAATAGATTGGTATTCAGAGGATGTAACACAACCTAGTAAAGAAGCAATACAAACTAAATTAGATGAGCTACAAGCTGTTGAAGATGCTAAACAATATCAAAGAGATAGACTTACAGAATATCCATCATTACAAGATTGCATACACGCATTACTAGATGGTGGCGATACTCTTACAGATTTACAAGCAGCAAGACAAGCAGTAAAAGACAAGTACCCTAAACCAGGAGAATAGATTATGGCTAGTACATTAAAAGTAGATAACATAGAAGAAAAAACTCTAGGTAATACTATACAACTAGGTCATACAGTATCAGAAGATGTTACTGCTGCTACTTCTAGCTCTGGTACATTAACTTTAGATGCAAGTGTAGGTGGTTTCTTTACAGTTGCATTATCAGAAAACATAACTACTTGGACAATTAATAATCTTCCAGCAGGTAGAGCCACAGTTATTACAGTAAGATTTACACAAGACAGTACAGATAGAACAGTTGTTTCTACTATCAATACAGTTGCTGCTAAGACAGCAGGTGGAGCAGGTTGGACAATGTCCACAGGTTCTGGAGTTATTGATATAGTTACAGTTCTTTATGATGGAACAAATTATTATTTAATACCTCAACAAGCCTGGAGTTAATATGCCAATAGGACAAGCAAAGTTTGGACTACTTGGTGGAGTTGCAGACTTAGGCAAATTAGAATTAATTGAAACTCAAACTGCAAGTGGAACTGTAGAATTTATTGAATTTACTAATTTACAAGAAAGTACATATAATGTTCATTTATTAACTGTTAATAATTTACATTTAGCAAATAACAGTAGCTTAGTTCAAAGTCAATTCTCAACTAATGGTGGAACTAGTTATATCAATACACAATATCAATATGCACAACAAAGGTGTCAAGCAAATGGTACTTTTGCAGATGATAAATCAGTAGGAACAAGTAGTTTGCAATTTGTATATTTTGCAGGAAATGGAACAGGGGAAACTTGTAACTTTTATGCTTACTTCTATAACTTAGGGGATAATACAAAATATAGTTATGTAACAATGCACAATAATTATATGATAAGTGGAGTTGCAATTAGTTCTTTTGGAGGTGGTGCTTTATTACAAACAAATACTATTAATGCTTTTAGGTTGCAATCAAATGTAACTAATAACTTTACAGATTATGATATATCTTTATATGGAATTGCAGAAAGTTAGATTATGGCAGGTAATTTAGAATTTATAAAATCTGGAACACTTATTACTCCAACACCATATCTTGAAATAATTGATTGTTTCAATTCAAATTATGATGTTTATAAAGTTGTAATAACTAAATGGACATCAAGTGTTACTGCTGATGACACAAGACTTAGATTTATAGACAACACTAATACAAAAATCTCAACTCTTAATTATGATACTGCTGATATTAGATTAAAGTCATATAATAGCAATACTTCAGAAGATAGGTACGTAAATAATTCTTGGATAACAACATTTGGACTTGATATGAGAAATACTGCTGATAATATTGGAACTGTTTTATATGTTTATAATCCAACAGATACAAGTAGTTATACATTTTGTCAATGGCAATCTTCTTTTCACGATGTAGGAAATGGTATGTCATCAATAAAAGGTATTGGTGTTTTAAAATTAACTACTGAAATAACAGGACTAGCTTTTACTTCTAATGGTGTAAATAATTTGACTGAAGCCCAAGTATCAGTATATGGAGTTAAATAATGGCAGGTAGCTTAATAAAAATAGATGAAGAAATAGCAAGTTCAAGTGCAAGTATATCTTTAGGTGCTACTGATTGGGATAGTTCTTATGATGTCTATATGGTAAAGATAAATGATATGCAATTTGCTACTGATAATGCTTCTTTAGGTATGAGAGTATTAGCAAGTGGTAGTCCTAAAACAACAAGTGATTATGATACTGCTGCAAAGGTGTTAAGAAGTAATGCAGCTTTTGCAAACAATGCTTTACCTAATTATGACAGAACTTATTTAACATATATTGGTGGAAGTAATGTTGCAACTGAAAGTTTAAATGCAGTAATTTATTTGTTTAATATGAACAATGCTAGTGAGTACAGTTTTAATACATTTGAAATATCTACTTTTCAATACACAGGTGTGTTAGAGGGTAGTCAGGGTGGAAGTGTTTATACAGTTGCAGAAGCACACAATGGAGTGCAATTTTTTGCAGGTAGTGGCAACATAGCAAGTGGAACATTCACTTTATATGGTTTAAAGAAGTAAGTATAAGAAATATATAGTAAGATAGGAGAGATATGACATTAGAAGAATTAACAGCAGAGGCAACAGCAGAGATAGAAGCTGCTAAACCTTTATATAAACAAGTCAACAATGAAAGACTAGAGTTTACTGATGCTGATTATGCACAAGCTATTACAGACCTTGCTAATAGCAAATGGAATGACCAACAATTTGGTTATATTCAAGCTAGACAAGAAGGTTATGGTTCTATTGCAGACCAGTTAGATATGATGTACTGGGATGGCGTTAATGGAACTACTGTTTGGGCAGACCATATAGCACAAGTCAAATCTGATAATCCAAAACCTGTTTAAACTTCTGTGCTACAATCTTTCTTATGGACTTCATAATAGGATTTTTAATAGGTTATTTTTTAAAAGAGATTAGTTCTTATATTAAAAGATTAAGTAACTGGGATTGGGATAATCGTTCATCCTTTGATAAGGAATGGGAATTTATCTCACTTAGAGAGGATGACCTACCATAATGTCTAACGAAAAATATAGTAATGGCTTCACACAGAAGGAATTAAATATAATGATATTAGAAAAGTTAGACAAGATAGAAAATCAATTAGGTACAAAATTAGATAAGTCAGAGTTTCATAAGATACTAGGATTAGTAGGAACAGTAGCTATAGTTATAGCTGCATTTGTAATGTAGTTATGTGTAAAATATGTGTAGCAGATGATGGTTCATTTTTAAGAACCTGCAACTGTAAGAATGGAGATATAAACTGTGAATGTGATAACTCGTGATATGTGGGGTGCTAAACCTAATAAGACAAAGTTTAGTAAGCTAGGAGAAGTCAAAGGTTTAGTGGTACATTGGTCTGCTTATCCTATAGCTGTAGGTAATCAAGCAGAGATGGACCAAGTTAAGAAGATACAAGCTCTACATCAGAACGATAGAGGTTGGAACGACATAGCGTATAATTTTTTAGTAGGAGATACAGGTCAGATTTATGAAGGCAGAGGCTGGGGAAACAGAAGTGCTGCACAAGGTGGCAATAGTAGGGAAGAAATTAACTTTAATAACAAGCATTATGTTGCTGTGTGTTGGTTGGGTGGTATCAATCCTGCCGACAAACCATCAGCTAAAGCTATTGAATGTGTTAAGTGGCTCTACTCACAAGTCAAAGGAGAACTAAGACCTCATAGTTCCTTTAAACAAACTGCTTGTCCTGGAGATGCTTGGCGACAATGGATTATTGAATGGGATAAAGTAGATACTTCATTATTAAAGAGTACTACTAACATAACTGCTGAAGATTTATCTAATGCAACAGGTCCAGAGATGATACATCCACAGTTTATTCAAAGAAAATTAGATACAATTATTGCTAAACTAGAGAATATAGAAAATAAATTAAAGTTAGGAAGAATAATACAATGAGCGAAGAATATAAAATTGTTTTAGAGAAAACTCTTTGGACATTTGTTCAAGCATTTCTTGGTGCTTTAACTGTTGCACCATTAGTTGGACTTGATGTCAATGCTATTCAACTTGCTGCACTATCAGGTGCATCTGCTGCTTTAGTAGTTGTCAAGGAATTCGCTAAGAAAAAATTAAGTAAGTAGAAATAGTCCTGTCAACTTGTTATACTAGCCATAACAGAAAGGGCTGCGTATGAAAGATAAAAAAGACTTAGGAAATAATTACTTTCGTTCAGGTTGGCAACCATCAGCAGAGTTTGATGAGCAATCTGGCGTAGGTGAAATCACACACATTGGGACTGACCCCAATTATAAATCTAAATTTGATTCAATATTAAGAGAATGGGGGTTTGACCCTGCTGTTTATGAGATAGATGGGAAAGTAAGAGCATCATCTTGGAACGCACAACTCAAAGGTGGACAGGTTGAAACCTTTTATGCCTTTAAAGGAGTAGTCAGAAGGAAGCATCCTGCTCGTGATGAGTGGTTTGATGTTCTATTAAAGGAAGTATCTAAGAAAAAAGCTCTAAAGAAAAAGAAAATCACTAGCAGTCAAGCGTTCATATGGTGTATGAGTGACTGGCAGCTAGGAAAAGATGACCTTGGAGTAGAAAATACCCTTAAACGCTACGATTTGGCACTTCAGAGAGGAGTAGAGCAGGTTAAGGCACTAGGTGGCGTAGATGAAATTTATTTGCTTTCTATGGGCGATTTAACAGAAGGTTGTTATGGATTTTATGACTCACAAGCCTTTAATATATCTCTCACACTCCAACAACAGTATCATCTAGCAAGAAAACTAATTATGAAAACTGTTGATACATTTTTACCTTATGCAAACAAGATAACTTTGTCTGGAGTTCCTGCTAATCACGGAGAAATGTCAAGAAGTGGTAAAGGACAGGTTGTTACAACACGATTAGACAACTCTGATACTATGCACATAGAGATTTGTGGTGAGATTATGGAACAAAATCCTAGATATAAGAAAGTAGAAGTATCTATACCAAAAGGATTTCATCACACGCTAGATATTAAAGGTAAGACTGTAGCTTTTACACACGGACATATGACAGCAGGTGGTTCTGGACCAGAAGGTAAGATAATGAAGTGGTGGCAAGGTCAGATGTTTGGTGAATTGCCTAGTGGAGATGCAGAGATACTTGTTACTGGTCATTACCACCACCCAAGAATGTTACAACAAGGTGCAAGAACCTGGTTTCAATGTCCTAGTATTGATGCAAGTATAGATTTCACAGCAAGAACAGGTATGTGGAGTAAACCTGGAGTTCTTTGTTTTACTGTTGATAAAGATGGTTGGGATAACTACAAGATATTATAAACAATAAGTTGCAATCTCTTTTAATGGAACTAATACCATTTCAGAAGCGTTGTCATCACCACCATTTACTATACGATTCATATAATAATATTTCCTAGTAAGTTTTTTTAATTCTTCTACTGGTATTACATAAAACATTACTGCCTTACTCTCTATTGTTAATACTATGCCCCAATATTCTGCTTTAGTAGTACTGATACCACTTAAATTGCCCCTACATCTGAACTCAACAGCGTGATTGCCAGTTGTTTTCCATATATCTCGTTCTGTTTTGACTTCTATATTCTTACCCTCAAAGAACTCTTTAAGCTGCTGCTCGTAGACTTCACCAAAAGGTAAATCAATATCGTAGAATTTATTATACTTCATACATTGTGTACTTTACTGTGAGTTCTTCACCAGCTTTTATTTTTCTTTTGGTATAAAGAAATTTTCTAGGACCAAAGCTAGTTACTGTTACTAAATGACAATTAGGTTCTTTACTATGGTTTATAAATCCACCAAGTGGTGTTCTTAAATAGTGATTAGGTTCTGAATGTCTGTAAAGATGTGTCATTCCTAGTGACTTATCTTCTTCTAAATCTTTTAATGTAAATAAACCTAGCCCTTCTATCTCACTAGGTTTAATAGTAAGATATTCAGGCAATGGTCTATATTTGTCCTCTGTTACAGTCATAGCAAAGTCCTGTATCTCCATCTAAATATTTTTTTTCTTTACAATTACTGCATATTACTTTATTCATACGCAGTCCTCTATCATATATGCAATACAGCCAACACATTTACCATCATAAGTTAATGTTGTTTCTCTATCTGAACCACATTCAACGCAGTTATCTAACATTCTTAAATCGTTCATTCTTCTTCTTCTATTTTTGTAAGTATCTGAACATTAGGTAGGATAGCAAGTAATTGTTGCTGACCATTGGACAGCATTATACTTTTACCCATAAATAAAGGTGTTCCTTTATCATCTTTTCTATTTAATAACTCTGCTATAACCATTCCAGTTGTAGCTTTGCTTAACATTACATCAATCATATCTATCCTTTCATTAATGCTTTTTGTAAAGTAGTTTTGTTTTTCTTTACTCTGTCTAATATTTTATTTACAGATTTTATATCCATATCCATAACAACACAAGATAATCCTCTATATGCGTTCATCTTTTGCCACATTTTTTTAGCTCTATTGTTTGCAAAAACTACTTCTTGCTCTAAAGATTGAAACATCTCTGTTTGGTCTTGTAGTTGTCTATTTTTCAGAATAAGTAATTGAATTAACTCATCTTTTGGTAAAGTATTTAATGCTTCTTCTAAACCATTTCTTTTTTCTTTACCACTTCTTAGTTTATCAATTCTTTCAATAGCTTCTTTATAGTATGTTCGTAAAGTATGTCCATATCGTGTATATCTTTTATCTTTACTGTGCAAATAAAGATACTCGTAGTGAAATTGACATATAAAAGTAATTATTCTATCTGATATAGGTATATCTTTATTATAAAATATATCTTTATCTTCTTCAACTCTATAAAAATATCTATACCCACCCCAATATCTTTTTCTTTCTGCACCTTCAAGAAGAAATTTTATCCTTTTTTCTTTAGATAATCTCTTATCAAAGTTTTCAATATCATAAGTATAAGAATAATTATTCCATTTACTTTTAGAATATTCTTCCAACACTTGTTCAAGTGATTTCATTTAATATACTCCTTACATTCTTTGCAATATCCATCTACAATTTGGCTTGGTTCTCCAAACAAATCATACTCACCAATATTGCAGCTTTTACATTTCAAAAGATATCCTCTTGCATATCCTTAAATTTCTTTTGTTCATCAGTTGTTTCAAGTAATGCGTGACAAGTTGCCCATTCCCATTTATAAGGATTGTTCTTATCAGTTAACTTATATCGTTGACCACAGTACAAATTACCCTCCACATCTGAATATTTAATTTTATCTGATTTATTACACAAATAACTTACCTTACATTTTCTATCAGGCTCTTGTGGAATATCAAAATTATGGTCAGGATAACGCTGTTTTAACTTAGCTTTTAATTTAGTTATGTTAAACAGCTCTCCTGCTTGTTCTAAAGCCATTCTGTTGGGCAATCAGTATCATCCCAACCTGCCCAACCACAACCATTAGCACCATTGTATTTACTACAAGACCAAGATGGTATCTTTCCAAATTTCTGTGGGTCAGATTGCTTTTTCTCTCTGTTGTCCTCTATATATTCAGACTTTCCACATTCAGGACAGTTCTTAGTGATGACTTTGACCTCACCAAGCTCTGCTTCAATCTCATCTATGATACTGCTATTGTTTTTAGCGTCTGCAAACGCTTCAATAAAGTCTTTGACCTGTTCTTCACTCCAATCATTAACATCTTTTGAAAATCCATCTGCAATCATCTTGTCATAAGCAGTTTTCTTATACTTTTTCATTAACTTATCATCAGGTTCCATACCTTTAATGATTTCGTTAATTTCCTGTGCATTATTTACAGGTTCACCAACATCAAAAGTTAATTCCTCCTCTACTTTTGGTGTAGATTTAACAACTTTACTCATCTCTTGTTGGCTAGGTCTAGGCTTATTGCTGCCTTGATATTTCCAATTAGCTAATGCTCTACCTATAGCAGATGTTTCGCAGTTTTCTACCCAAGCATCCGTATTAGCAAAACCACCCTGTCCTTTTGTTTCCTGTGCTATTCCTGTAGATATTGGATTACTGTCACCCTCGTTCTTGTATACAAAAGCTCTGATTGTTACACAACTACCATCTTCAGTTTCGTGTACTACTTCTGTAAAGATACGACCCTCTGGATTTTCTTTCCAGAATACTTTTAATCTATCCTCTACTGTTTCATAATTTTCTAAGTTAAACTTAGCCATTGTTGTCCTCCTTTACGATTAAATGTACCATTTGTCTACTTAACCCTGTGACTGCACTCAATTTAAGTGCTGATACAGAGTGTTGATTATATAATTTCTTTAATAAATTATTTCTAATCATAGTAAATTCCTCTGACATTTTCTTTAGATTATCCAGCTCTTTTATAGTTTCAGTTAAACCACTTTGAGTAGCTTCGTAATCTCTTTCTTGATTATTATGTTCTATTGATTGTCTTGCTTGTAGCAATAAATCATCAACATCATTTGTCATATATCTCCTTTGTTAAGTTGTATTAATTAGCAGTTATAAACTGCTATCTTCTCTTTGAACTTGTACCAAATATAATTGCCCCTGCTTAGATGTTCCTGTTATACGCAATCTCATCTTTTCGCAGTAATGTTGTAATGCCTTAGTGTTGTTGAAATTAATAGCAACATCATTAAGTAACATTACAATATATTTACAATCGCTTGGTATGTCAAGCCTAATTGTGTCCATACTCATAGTATATCAAATAGTTTTACTTTGTACAATCACTTTATCAATTACTTTTACTCATCTAAGACACCTGTTAGTCGTGCTAAATACAGTTCATCTTTCAAGTTATCGTATTCTTTTAATGCCCTATGTTCTCTATACATTTGTAATAATCCTTCAAAGATTATGTACACTAATACAGCAAACATACTCACAAGTACTAATCCAAATACACTAAACATTATTCTCCTTTTTTTGTTAATTTATATTCAAGTGGATTACTATAAGCTAATACTTTGTATTCGCTATATACTTCTCCCTCGTATACCCATTGTATAAGGTCATGAAATGCCTTACTAGTTTCGTTAGGATTATAAGAAATAACTATCTTAATCTCCTCTATCTTTATATCTTCCATTGTTTCTCCTTTATATCTTTTCTAAAAACCAATCTAAAGTTATAGCTTGGTCATTAAAAATCTTATTTAATTTCTTTCTTGATACTAATTCTGTATATCCACCACAAGTTAAATATCTTGGTTTGTTAGGTCTTACTTGTTGCTCATCTAAATAATTGTGTATCTCTATTTCTAATCTATCTGCTACAGATACATCATTATAAAATTTGTATTCTATTATTTGTATGTTGTTTGTTTTTAAATCTCTTGTTCTATGTTTTATGTTAGTTGTAAAACCTATCTTATAATTATATCTGTCTTTACCTAGATAAATCCACGCACAGTCTTTGTTCATAGATTGTTTAGGTATCGCACATCTACTACAACTGCCCTGTTGTTCTCTTTTATTGTTGCGTAAATATGCTCTACAAGTCTGTACTTTATGCCCTTGATTACACTTGACAACAAACTTATCTTCAGAGTGTTTAGGATATTCTGATAGTATTGTTAAGCTAAAGTAATCTAGTAAATCATTGAAACAATCTCTGCACATATTACCTCTGTGATTAGTCATAGGATTTAGTAATACTACATCTTGTCTATGACAAGTTTTACAAATTGCTTTAGACATTATTCCTCCTTTTACTTTTCTATTCTCAAATGTTTTATATCAGTTGGTATGCTGCTTTCGTTTAAGTTCCAATACTGAACACAAAAACAATTTACACATCCTAACTCTTGGTCCAGGACTTCCATACAAGTTATACAATTCATATCTTACCTACTTTCCTTATTATCTTTTAAACAAATTTAATCTTTGGCTTGAATAAAAATCTTCCCATTCACTAACACTCATAAAGTTTTCTCTCACTAATTTACTTGTTTTATGAATAGTAAATTCTGGAATATTTCTATCTTTCCAGTTAAAAAATGGCTCTCTAGATAAATTTAATTGTATATCTTTATTACCATATTTTTTTTGTACTTGTTTCCAAGTTAATGTATTTGGTTTCATTATTCCTCCTCCTCTATTGCAATTACTTCTGCACTATCTAAAGGATTAGAGTATGGGTTTTCCTCATAACATTTACTATCTTTGATAGCTTGTTCTAAATTATCTCCAAATCCAATTCTTTCAACTTGATATGTAATTCTATATCTAGCCATTATTCCTCCTTAGTACAAATAAACTACTCTCTCCTATGTTGCTATCCATATCTACCCATGTAAAAGTTAATGAATAGTCTGCTCGTTTGTATATATAAAATGACAAACAATAAATCAATCTAGGTATGTTGTACCACTCAACAAATGTGTCGTATGGTAAACCATAATTTTTATTAGTTCTAATTATCCACCAATATTTATCCATTATTCCTCCTCCATTACACTTACGATTCTGATTTCTTCGTTGATAACATCGTCATCATTAAAGTAACCTTGCTTAATATCTTCTAATAATTGCTCTTGTGTTTCCTCTCTGTTAATTAAGTCCCAAGATTCTCTATTGTCTAAGTTCTCAATTACATAAGTCTTAACTACTGCTACTTCTACTGTTTTCTTACCCATTATTCCTCCTTTGTTTGTATCTGTAAACCAGCTTAACAGATTTAAAAGATATACAAAATTAAATAAAACTTTTTTTGTCCATTGATTTGACAACTCTGATTTATTTGTTCTAGATTCTTAGGCTCATCTTAGGCTCACATACCACTAGATATAGTATGCTTTTAAATGCGTTTTAAGGGCTAGTATATGTAAATAGGGTAGACAGTTCTATAATGAAGTTAGTCGTCTTAAATCGGCTTTAAATGGCTTATAGATATAATTTAGATTCTTTAAAGAGAATCTATTTTAATAATACTATGTGAAATTATTCACAAGCTACATAAAAGAAAAACCCACTTATTTAGTGGGCTTTCCTCCGTACTATATAACTAGGGAGTTATATTAAAATTCTGATATTATTATTCTTTCAGAATTTTCTACTTGTATGACCATTGTCACATCAAATAAATCTTCTAATGTTTTTATGTCATCGTTACCAACTTCTTGTAAACACTCCTGAAGATTTTCGTATTCTGTAAATTGTACGATTAAACCGATGGCGTCCATTGTGAATGGATTATCTTCGGTGTAATCTTCCATAATGAAATCATAAAGAGATTCTAGCCCTTCATAACTAAATTGGCCGTTATAGCTTGAGTGTTCACCGAAATTAAATTCTTCAATGAAATCTTGCTTACTTAGTTCTTTTATTATCATTTTATTTATCTCCTCTAGTTTTCCCACGAATCTCTGCAATTAGATTCACAATAATAATTATTTATATTAGATTCAAAAGAACTGTAATCAGTTAATTTTCTATATGGTTCAGCATATGAATAAACTGTATTACAACCATCACAAGTCCAGAACTCTATTTGAGTATAAGCACTAAACTCATAATAATTAGATGCTCTGTCATCTAATACAATATATCTATTTAGTTTATTTTCTGTAGTAGTCATTTTGTTTAACTCCCTTTATTAGTTAATTTATTCTTAATAGAATTGTAGAACATAATTAAATATATGTCAAGTCAATTTACATAATCAAGCATATTATTTTATACATTGAATGTATATTTTTTTCGCTGGGTTTTAATAATGGTGGGTATGTTGAATTAAATTTTTTCTAATCAGTCTTTAGCAATCGCACTCCATAACACTTCACAATATAACATCTAACACTTAGATTATTTCAGAATTTATCATAAGGTTATTTATATAGGATATAGTCAATAAAATAAATGCATATGTCAATGTTGACACCCTATTATATTATGTCTTAGACCACAATATTTATGTGTAACAAACTGTATTAAAACTATCTACTTGCTGTAGTAAGTTTTTAAAGATTGACTACATACAGTAGAACTACTATTACAGTAATAACTATTATCTGTT